TGAGGCGTCTTGCCTGTGCAAGCTGGAACTGAGCCTTCTGTTCCATCATGCTATTCAGTGATGTATCCCGTGCGATTGACGTGGCAAACATTGCGGCAAGCGCAAGCTCTACGCCAAGCGTGAAGTATGGCGGCCAGTTGGCTTCGAGAGCGCGGAAGATATAGTCAGCAACAACGCTGGACGACTCGCCCGCATCACAGAAAACCTTGCCGGAATAGATGTCGTATTTGATTGGGCAGTCGTTCTCAGTCACCGTGTTCACGAGAATTGAATCGGACGGAAGCGTATAGGCCGCGCTCCATCTGCCGGTTGGCGTTGCAACGAGGCGGTTCAATTCGAACTGTTTGGTGGCAAAGCGCCAGCGCATTGAACTGAGAAGGCCGCGAACGTAGTCCTCGTAGATCGCGTTAGCAACGACGGCCTCGGTTGTGCCGTCCTCGAAGGAAGTGATCGGGTCAGCGCCAATGAGCAGAAGTGCGCGGGAGCAAACTTGAATGGCCGTTGTCGCTTGGATCATAAGAGGTGTGGGGGGCCGAAGCCCCCCCTCCTTTAGTCAGAGTCGGTGGAAGTGATCGCAACGCCGTCGATGATGTCAACAACAGTGCCGCTATTGGAAGCGACGTAGCAGTGAGATACTGCCGCCGTTCCGCCTGTCGATGTCACAGCAATGATCACATCGTAGACATTCAACATTGCCGCAGCGTTGTTGAAGTATCCGGCTGTGTTCACATCGCCAATCGCATCAGCCGTGGTGTAGTGCCACAAGCCAACGCCGGAAGCACCAGCGAGGCGAGTCAGGGAAGAAGCTGAGAAAGCCATGATGGTATTCCTTATCAGTTGTTGTCGAGAACTTCATAGACGCCATTCGCGTCAATGACGACTGCGCCCATGCTCATCATCGACGTGGCCAAGTGAGCCACCTTCTGAGGGACATAGTTAAGCTCGGTGGTCACGTCGGCGTTCACTCCAAGACCAACCGCGTTCTTGTGGTAGGCAAAGTTCTTGCCGCCAGCAACCGCAGAGGTCGAGAAGATTTTCCAGCCCATGAAGTCTTTCATGGTCATGCCGCCAGCATACGGCAGGTTGGCTGGACCCACATAGTCTGCCGAAGCAAACTCGGTAATGCCGAAGAGATCAGCAAAGCCCTTTGGCGACATTGCCAGATAGCGGTCGCCGTCCTCAGGCATGTCGGCAACACCAACAGTCTCAAAGAGAGTGAGGAAGTCAGCGATAACAAGAGCGCCACTTGTGTCGGCAATCTGAGTTCCGCTTGCACCAGCATCCATTGCCGTCGTCAGGATTTCATCCGTCTTGCGGCCAAGAGCAGCGGCTGCCGAAGTGGCGATTGCCTGACGCTCATTGATGTTGGTTTTCAGTTCGTCGAGCTTGTCGAGATACTCTGGTGCATAGTAGTCGGTCATCGAAACTTCGACGTAGGTGTGCGCCAGTTCCATTGGGGTCACGTCACCATTGCGCGACTTGGTGGTCGCGGTGCCGGTTCCGATCTTCTGGAAGCGGGCGGTCGAGCCCATGACATTGCTGTCTCGGACAGTGTTTCGCAGCTTCGAACCCATGCGCTGATAGGCAACATGGACCTCGGTTTCGAACTGCTTGATGAATGCTTGGTCAATCGTGTTGGCCATTGGGATAATCCTCTTGATGATGAACGCGGGTGTCCGACAGTCACATCACAGAAGGTGTCCCTATGGGGGCTTCTCAGTGCATCACGGGCCGATGATTGTATTCTAAACCAGACGGCTGTTCTTCCTTGCAACGCACAAAACGAACAATGGTGTTGTCACCATGCGGTTTTTCGGCAACCGGCTTAAAGCCAATCTTCATCAGCCACATGGCAATGCGCGAGTGCTTTGACCAGATGTCGCAGTAAAGAACGTCAGAGTCCAAGTGGTAGAAGTCCATCAGGGCAGGAGATGCTCGGACGAATCTTGCATAGTGCTTTCGAAGTTTATTGCTGAACAGACTCCAGATGACAGATGAATCACTGCCAAAGGCAATGCCGGTAACTGCCAGCACTTCACCGTCCCGCATCACGGCATAGGTTCCCGGCTGATCTGCAACAGAGGCAATGGCCTTGCCGGGTTCGTGGTCATAGATGACCTTGAACTCCTCAATGTTTTCCTTGCTCAAGTCCTCAACAAAGTCGTCAACCTGATCCGCCGTGAAGCGAACCAGACTGAGACCATTTGAATACAAGAGGCTATCCACGGTAGAGCCTCTTGAAGCCGTTATCCACCTGACTCACAAAGCCGGGATCGCGAGACTTCGGGTCCCAATAGCGCGGGTCTTGCATCATCTCACGCAGCTTGTTCTCGTCCACGTTGACAACGGGAACGCCAGTCCCGCTCAACGAGGCATCCTTCGTCGCCTCCATGATCGCCTCAATGGCCACGATCCCATCATGCGTTTCACACATCCGGGAAACCGCACCAAGGCTTTCCTTGGGGAAGAACTTGTTGGCAAACATGGACGCGGCACTGATACGTTCACGCGCATGGTCTCCAAGTTTCTTGACCTCGCCATCGTAGTCAGGAACATTCGCAGCAACCGAATCGCGATAACGCGCGATGCCTTTCTCGAACTCATCCTGAGAATAGCCACGATCAAATGCGTGTTCAGCCCACCACCCAAGAAGCTCATTGTCTGTCGATGTTTCATCAACATAATCAGGAAGCTGGTAATCGCCCTTGCTGGCGGGCCGGTTCTCTAGAATCTTCTGCTGATACTCCTGCTCAACGGTCTTGCGCAAATCCTCATTGCGCTGGCCGATCTTGGATTCAAGCTCGCTGTAACCCTTAGCTAAATCCTCCGGCGTCTTGTACTTCTCAGGAAGCCAACTCGGACGAACAACTTCCTCACCATGATGTGCAGGTTCTGGTGCCGGTGCCGCATCCGCTACTGGGGCTGCGACCTCTTGTGGCTCCGTGCCTTCCGACTGAAGCAAACTCATGAGTGACCCTTTCTGTTTCGCGTTTCAATCAAGCCAACAATGTACCTCTGACCCTCGGCATGCCGAAGCTCGGCGTCAGTAACGCCGGGACCATTCACACGCTCGATGGTGATCGACCGAAGGTATCGAAGAATGTGAGCCCCAGACTCAGTGCTGAACACAGAAGAGAAGGTCTTGTTGAGCTGCTCTTCCTCACTCAATGGCCTGACGATACCGTCAACGCCAACGTGCTGAGATTTGTTAGCCGCCAAGCTGAACCTCCTGCGGGGGCGCTCCCCCTTGCTGTTGCATCTGTTGCTGTTGCGCAAGTTGCTGCGCAAGTGCTGCTATCTGTTTACGCTGCTCTACGTCTCGAATCAAGCTGTCTGCCACGCCAAACTTCTTGCCCAGATAAACCGCAGTCTTTTCCGAGTCGATCAGCATGTTCAACATGTCGGGCCCGAAGGTGCCGCCAATCAATTCAAGGAAGCGGGCAACCGAAGTGATGTCCTGATTCGACTGAGCTTGGGCCAGTGGAGAAACGGATCGAATCTTTACCTCACGCCCGTTCACAGTTGGCACTTCAATGCGCCCCTGCTTCTTCAGGATATAGATCACGCGCTGAAGAACAGGCTGAACCAACTCGGCCTGAAGTCTGCCAAAGGCCGCGCCCATCCGGCGAGACAAGTCCGCCATGCGCTCTGCAATCTCAGTGGCCGTGGCCGGGGTCTTGTCCGGATTGCCAAGCATGTCGTTGTAGAGAGCGCGCTTGATGTTCAACCGCATGTCCTGAAGAACAAGCTGGGCCACGTCAAAGCGCCCCGCCGCCTGAATCGGCTGAAGTCCGCGGCTGCCCATTGCTGTTGGAATGATCGTACCCGGAACAAGATTGATTGTCTCCGGGTTGATAACGCCGTCATCTTCCATCTGGTAGATGCCAGAGATAGACATCTGAGCGTTCTCAAGAATCAACTCAATCGTAAGGTTCGTCGTCTTGATCGCAGAGAGGGCATTGAGCAAGGGACCACGCCCATACTTCTCACCGGCACACTTCGACCAGCGGAAACAGATCATCGGGCTGGCACCGATGCCGCGCATTTCAGACTCAAACAAGAGCGTCTGAGTTTCCTGACAGACCGCAAAGGTCGTATAGGATTCCTCGTTCTTCACAGTGTAGTCGCGGATCACACCCTCAATGATGTTGGTCGTGCGGTCGGAACCCATCTTGGATTCGATCTTGGGGCCAAGAACAGCCTTGGGATATAGGATGCTGATCTCGTCGTAGCGAATGTTCTTTCGCTCACGGTAGACCGCATCAATCCGATCATCGGGCCCGGTGTCCAGAACCACATGGGGCAAAGGGATTGCTGAGAAAATGACAGGATTAACCGAGTCACCTTCAACGGCTGAGAGAACGCCAGTGCCGACAGCCAAGTCCATGAATGATTCATGAACCTCCTGCGCGAAGTTGGAACTTTGAATGACCTCAAAGACATACTCAGTGATCTCATCAAGGTCTTTGTCAACCGACTCACGCTCCTCCTTCGGAACCTCAGAGCCGGACACAAGGTCCGCCCATCGTGCGAAGTTGGGAACAAGACCAGATTGCAGGCGAGAGGCAAACTCCTGAACGCCGACAACCGCAGTCTCGTCAAATATCTTATCGTCCCGGCGCTGGCCGGGTGTCTCGTAATAGAACGACTCACGCTGAGGAAGTGCATACTCATAGCACTCCTCAAACAACCCGACCCAGTTCTCACGGTAAGCCTTTGAGCGATTGTATTGCTCAAGGTATTCGCTGGCGCTTTTCATATCAGAACCTTGTTATGTACCCTGCGCCAGTTGGCGCGGTTAGAAGCGAACGACGACCCGCTCCGCTTTGCCTTCCGGTAATGAGAGATCGCGAGGACAAAGCCTCGTCAATGTCGTCGCGCTTTGTCTCAGCACGGCGAACAATCTCCTCCCGTTTCCGGTTCTCGGCCTCAAGCCGCTGGTCTTTCGACAACTGAATTTCTGCCTTGCTCGGTCCGAAACACATATCTAATTCTCCCTTCTTACATTCTCGACCAGAAACCTTGACGCCGATTGCTCCGCTGCTTGGCGAACACATCGAAGTCACGCTTGGCAGTTACCGGAGTGGCAGGGCGCTGAGAGTTCATCAGAGCCCGACCCTCACCAGCACCAAGGAACAAATACTGAGCAGCGTCGTGAACATGAGAGTACATGTTCTTGTCAGGCTTGTCCGCATATCGTTCACCAGAAACCTCAATGCGCTTGTAGCAATACATGCCCTCGAATCCCTTGATCAACTGGGCGCACCTAGGATCAATGAGAAGTGCGGGCTTGCCCTCGACCATCTTGGTAAGCTGAGAAGTCACGGCCTCAATACGAAGGTCAACCGAGTTCGATGGGGCGGGCGTTGCTCTTAGCCCCGCGCCGCGAAGAATATGAAACGGCGTCGATTCATCTGTCTGCGCCCTGAAGTCACCAGCCGGGTCGCCAAAGATTATGGCCTCGGACACAGCCGCAAAGCGCGTGGCAAGCTCGTTGCGCATTACCTCGGCAAAGCGAACAATGCCCATGTCCACAGACACAAGCTCAGACTGAAGGAACCACCGCCCTCTGACCTTCTGGCCAAAGACCGCAGAAGGCGTCAGCCCGAAGTCAACGCCAACGTAAACGGGCTGCCCCGCGGCAACTGGTATTTCCTCTTTGGCAACGTGAACATCAGGCGCGAACATCTTGTAGACAGGCTTGCCGTCCTGAATGTGGCCCAGTCGATTCATCACATAGACATCAATCCAACTCTTGGTCTTGCCCTGAATCAGATTGCGATAGTAACCCTTCATCATGTGGTGACGGTTTTCAGCCTTGGGATTCGGGACATACCCCTCAATGTCGCCGTCATCATCGCGCTTCTCAAGCATCCCTGAGGGCTGCGTGAAGAACTCCCAGTTGTCTGGCTTCACCAGCATCCGGGCTTCATCCTGAGAAATATGATCCGGAACCGGAACCTCACCGCCCATGATCGGCCACCAGTGATCTTCCTCCGTCGCATTGGTGTCGGCACTCATGCCGCTCCACGTCGGGCCCCCCTCACGCATGGACGGATACCGGCCAACACGCATGGTGCAAGCATCAATGATGCTCTTGGGAATCTCCCTCGCTTCGTTCACCCAGATGCCCGTAAGCTCCAACGAAAGAAGTTTCTTCACATCTTCAGGACGATCAAGAGCTAAGAAGATGACCTCAAGATCAAGGTTCCCCTTGCGGATGTGATGCGTGTACGGCACCGACCAGGTGAACTTTCCCCACTCAGACTCAGGAAACCAATCAAGCCAAGTCTTGATCGTGGTCGTCTTTAGCTGAGGGTTCGTGTTTCGAATGATCGCCCACCGGCTTTTCTTGAGGCCATCACGTGCTGGCTCCTGATCCAGAGCCCTGCGAAATACCTCAATGCAGCAAGCAACAGACTTGCCACTACCAACCGGACCGCGAAGCCCGCGAAAGAAAGTGTTGGCCCTCATGAAGTTGAGGATCGTCACACCATCCGGTTTGTAGTTGAATTCCATTAGCTTGTCCGCGTCGTTAGAGAACCGTGGATCGTCATGCGGAAGTCAGTCAGTCCTGTCAGGTCATCACTCACCGTTGCCACAATGGACTCACCAGCCGACACAGGCAAAGAGGCACCGAAGGAACGAGCCATCGTCCACCGGCCAGCGCCAGAGCTTGTCGTCTTTCCGAAGTTGGCAAAGCCCTGAAAGTCAAAGCAGGTCGAGACAATATCAACATTGTCCTTCCAGTTGGCCAACACATTCCCACCAACCGAAATATCAACGCCGTTGGTCAGCGCAGTGATCCCGCCAAACTTGTCAGACGCAAAGGCGGTCGCATCGTCAATGTAAAAAAGAATGCGATGAAGAAGAAGAGACTTCCCGGCACCTACAAGGTAGGAAAAATTTACAGGGGTCGTCCCGTCAATGTTCATCGCATTGCTTGCGCCATTCAACAGGTAGGTAAGAAGAGCTTCTTCAGGTTCAGTCACAGCCATCATCTCATTCCTTTATCAACACCAAAGCGAATCATCCGCTCGACAACCTCAGGGCCAATGCTCTCAATGAGCTTGTCACATTCACGATCAGTAATCACGCCAGCAGGGACATGCGCAAAGTGAACCTTGCGAACAATGCCGCGCAACAACGACAAGTCCTCTCCAGACAACGTAGACAACATTAGCGCAACTGGAACAAGGATCGAGGGTTCACGCCGCCAATGCGCTGAGAACCCCTGAGAGTCTGGCCGCTAAGACGCTTCCGCGTATA